AAGAATTAACTTCTGCAATTTTTGCTTCTGTTTCTGCTTTAACTTTTTCTTCTCTAAAAGAATTAACTTCTACAATAAGAGATTCTTTTTCAGTTTTTTCAGATTCAAGTAGTTTATTAACCTCTACAATAGTAGTATTTAATTCTGCAACTTTATCATCTGATTCTTTTACCTTTTCAGTCAAACTATTAATTTCTGTTGCTTTTTCTTCTAAAGATTTAGTTAAGCTGTTAATTTCCAAATCCTTTTGCTCCAAAGATTTAGTTAATGTATTAATTTCATTAATCTTATCTTCGATTTTTTGATTAAGTTCTAATACAATTTTTTCATCCATTTTGTTATTTTCCTCCTTTGTAATATTATTCATTTCTATTGGTTTTTCATTATTCACTGGAGTCCAGTTTTCTTCAACTTCATATATATCTCCTAGAGTTACATTATTATTTTCATCTATTGAATAAGAAGATTTATAGAAACTTGAAACTTCATTGCGACTCCATTTTCTAATAATGAATTCTGCATTAATAGGATATAATTTATCCACATAATAACCATGTTCTTCTGATTCAAAAATGTCTCCTATAGCAATCCTAAAGGCTTTTTCTAATAATGTTTCTATTTCCCAAGATGTTAAATTATTTAATTCTATTGTTTTACCTTTTGAAATTAATTTCATATTATTGTTTTCATCATCCAAAATATCTTCCTCCTTTCTTGTTGTTTTATTATTTATATCAAGATCTTCTTGTTTAGAATTAACCTCAAAAACAATTGAATTATCGTCAGCAGGATTCTCTAAATTAGATAATATTGCTAATCCACTGAAATCGAAAACTATAGGACAACGACCCATTTTTAATGATCCATCAGGGTTTTTGTTTCCATCAAGATATATAATATTTTTTGATTTACCTTTTCCATTAATCTCAATTGAACCATGAACCTTTCCATTTTTAATTTCTTCTCTAAGCCATTTCACAAAGAGAGGATATCTTTGTGAATTTATATATCCTTCTGTCATCATTACTTTTTTTATTTCATTATCTATTTCAATATCAGTAATATATGCATCTTGAACAGAACCTACAACAATTCCATCAAATTGAACATTCCCTTCATCATCAAAACTCATTTCTCCATGTCCAGAGGGTATTTGATTTTCTTCATCTGCCCAAGATACTACATAATTCATTCCTATAGCAGATTTAATATTATCTTGAGTATATTGTTCAAGCCATGTAATACCATTTTTATTCCATTGACCTTCTTTTGGATGTATAAGGTGACTGGACATTTTAATGCGAATTCTACCTGCAAGGTCTTCTTCTGACATTTCGCAAATTTCAATATATGTATCATTATCATTTGAATTTATATTAATTTCACAAATTAAATTTTCTAAAGATAATGAATAATCTAAAACAGAATTTAATTCATATGTTATATTTTCTGGTATTGAATTATACACCATAATATAATATTTATCTTCTTCAACAGCTTTAATAAAACCTATTTTTTCATATAATTTTATTGCATTTTCATTATTTTTATTTACTGTTAAATTTAAAATATTATTTTTTATCGCTTGTTGAATTAAATAAGTTGCAAATCCATTATTTCTATAATTAACATCAATTTCTAATGCAACAATATATGATGTAGTTAAATTATATTGTATAATACCTACAAATTCATCTAAATATGTTAAAATAATACCATCATAATCCTCGCCAGTTTTTATATGTATTAGATTATATTTATCAATTAATTCATCTGTTGTTTTTAATTCAGTTAAATCATTTAATGTTATTTTTTTTTCGTTTATATTTATCACCACCTTTTAAATAATAAAAACTAATCATTCACCAATACTATCTTTTAATTTTACAAGAGAAAACTTTGTCTTTGGAGGTAATATTAAAACACCACCGTTTTCTTCATTTATTTTTGCAAATTGTTTTTCTATATATGTCTTTAAATTATTTTGTTGTTCTTTGTTTAATGAACAAGATCCATTTCTTTCGCCTTCAGGTAAATTAAAAATTATTAAATTTCCTTTATAATTATATTTTAAAATATTATCATCTGCCATACTATAATCCTCCATTTATATCATTATATTATTAATCTGTACTTTGTTTTTTCTGTTTATTACTTCCTAAATTACGCTGAATTTGACCCCCTGGTTTAAGATCTTCAGTTTTTTTCAATGGTGCTCCACCTTTATTATCACTGGAAGAAATTGTATTAGCCGACTGATGGACAGGATATTTTTCTTCATACCCTAAATCAATTTCTTCGTCTAAGCAACTAAAGTAGTCGTCCACACTGAGTCCCGCGCAAGCTACTAAATATCTCCTACTTCCTCCAATTAATGTATATAATTCTTTAGCCTTTTCAAACATATCATCCTTATTTAACCAAGAAATAGGTAAATATTTAACATCTATATAATTAGACGGTTTAATATTTAATAATTCATTTAAAACCCTAGTATATTCTCTGGCTATTTCATTTACTAATTGAAATACTTGTGAAGATACTAAATCTAAATTTACTGCTAAATTTGCATATGAACTTCCACCACTTGATTCTGCATTTAAAGCACTACTAGCAAATCCTAAACTTGTACTTATCTTCTTCATATTTTCATCACTTAATGTATCCTTAATTAATGAAGAATCTTTGCTTAATCTATCAATAGTAGTACCAGGAGCTAAACTGAGTGTTGAGATCTTAGTGACATTTCCACTTGTATTTATTTTTACAGCGTTTTTAAAAGCATCTATCACATTATCTTGTTGTGTTTTATTTAAACTGCAAGATCCTTTTTTTTCCCCTTCTGGTAGAATAAGGAAATAAATACTACTAGCTAATTCACTAATTAATTGATATTGACTATCATCATAGTCTCCACTTAATTTCATATCAGTAAAAGCAGACAAACCCAAAGGTCTGCCCCAAGGTTCACTTTCTTTTGCTTTAGATTTTAATGCAATTGTTTTTCTATAATCTAATATAAACCATCTTTTACTAGCATCTTTTTTATAACTCATATATGCTTTAATAAACTCTTTGGGATAATTTTTAATCTCATTAACTAAACCACCATATTTAAATTGATCAAAATACATCATATCGAAAACTGCAATTGAAGCATTATTTTGAAATCCAATAATCTTACAATAATCTAAATCTAAAGGTTGAATCATAAAATTATCATCCAATGATAATCCTTCAATTCTATCAATTGAATCTACTATTACTGCACCAGTATCAATTTTTTTATTATTTGCAGTAGAATTACGAAGTATCCCAATATATGTACCATCAATAAATAAACTTCTTAATATATCTCTAGTTGATCTGTCATGATTTAATAATTTTAATAATAAATTAAACTTTTTCTTTTTCTCTTTAAATTCTGGCGTATTATTTCTCATAGTTGTTATATAAGATAGTGTAGGTATAGCAATCATATATTCCAAAATGTTAGAATACAATCCATTGGAGTTATATGCTTGTTCTGATATAGTTCTTAATATTTCATTATATATCATTGGATATTTTACATATTGTTTTAAATCACTCATAGATATATAATCTGTATCTAATCTTCCTAATGAAAAAGAATTATAAGATAATGAATTCAATTCTATTTCATTAGAATTTGAAAGTGGGGGAGATGTGTTAGTAAATTGTGTGTTTTGATTATTTATTTCTGTTTGTTGTGTTTGAGGATCTTCTTTTTGTTTTTTTGACAATTAAATCCTCCTTTCTTTATTGATATTATTAAATTTTTATCTAGTTAACTTTTATCTAGTTAACTTTTATTATTAATATAGTGATTGTTATTGACAATTATAATTGTGATATGTTATTATGAAAATGAAAATACGAAATCATAGTCTGAATCTTTAACATTTTTTCTATTTTCCTCTTCCATTTCATTTACAACAGAAAGACCATATGCTAAACTAGTCGCTCTATCTCTTTTTGCTGTTTTTACAATACGATCATAAATTATATTTCCAGCATTACTAGTTATTTGTTTAATATTAGATAATTCTTGAATTAATAAATCTGTTTGAATATACATTAAGAATTCTTCCATAGTTATTTGATCTGTTTTATGTGCTTCATCCATTTCTGTTGAATGTTTTAATAATCTTAAACTACCATTTTCAAAACTTGCTTTTAAATATGTATGCATTGTATTATTACTACCCTGTGTAGCAGCAATACCTCTGATTATTGGTACTGCATTTCTTATACTAATACCTTTTTCATCATTGTCTAATACGAGAGGAGGAAATTCTAAAATTTCTTTTGTTTTTTCATCTTTATATTCCCATGATTCATAAAACAAAGAAGGCAAAGGTTCTCCGTTTCCTCTTATATCAATAATTATTTTTATAGCATTAGGAAATTTTAAATGATATAATTCTCTTATAAACTCTTTTTGATCTGGAAGTGTCATACCATTATGAGTTTTAGTAAAAACTACATCTTTATAATAAGTACCATTACTTTTTTCTTTTAATTTTATAACATGAGTACAAGCATTATCTGAATTTTTTGCATCAGATATAGCAACGTCATGTACTATAATATAAATAGATTTACTTTTTTTAGGTTGTGCTAATTCACATTTATCTAATATTCTACAAGGATTTGTAACATCATATGGATAATAACTTTCTCCACTAGAACCTACAAATTGACCACAATATTCATAAAGAAATATTTCTTCAGTAGTATCAGGTTTATTTCTTTCTTCTTCAATATCTTCTGCATCAAATATCATAGCTTCAATTCCAACTTTATAATCTAATGCACATACAAAATAATTTTTATTTCCCTCTTTCATTTTATCAAAAAAATAAGTAAATCTTTTATATAAATCACTCGTTTTTAAAAAAGCAGAAGATATAAAAATAACTTTCCCTTTTTCTGATTGCATATGATCGATAGCAACTGGTCTTTTTGTTTTTGTCATTGGAATTAAAATTGTTGAAATAACTGAATCAGGAACAAGCCTTGCTTCATCAATTAATAAATAATGAAATCTCCAACTTCTCGCTCCATCACCTTGATTTCTACCAAGAACAATTGCCCTTATTTCACTTCCGTTCCTAAAGTTTACCACACAATCACTAGTACCAGTGCTTATTGGGAAAATTATTTCTCTTGCAATATTAGGATTATTGGCAAGTTCACCTTTAATTTTTTGAATAATTACGTTTCTCGCTTGTTGTCCTTGTCCAGATGCAATACCACATTTTAAACCTTTATAAAGAATAGCAGAACAAACAAAAAAAACTGCACTTATCCAAGATTTACCTAAACCTCTACAACATATTAACATTACATATTGGTATCTTGCCATTGCTCTAAGTATTAATCGTTGGAAAAGGTGAAGTTTCAGACCTAAAATTTCTATAGCGAATTTATCCAAATAAATTCTATAATATGCTATGAATTTTTTCCATTCTTCATCATTAAGATTATCACCTTCATTATTAATTGGATCATAACTAAAACTACTATCTAAATTATCATAATCCCCATCTTTTATATGTCTACTTTTATGACTAAAATTTTTAAATACTGCCATTTTATCACCTACAACGATTTATGAATATTATTAAATTGATCTAATAAGTGTTCAATATCATCTTTATCATATTCATCCATTGCATATATCCAAGTTTTACTTTCAATTTTATCTACAACTTGACATATACTATTTATTCCTGCACTTATACTAGATCTTGAATTTTCACTAAATTGTGCTGATTTAGATAAAGTATCAAATGTTGCTTGTAAATCTTTATATTTTTTATCTGCTCCATTTGTACCATCTAACATTTCTTGATATGCCTTATTAACTGCCAAACTAGCACAACATATTTTTTTTGCATAATCTTTATAACTTGTAGTATTAATTTTAAAATCATTATGCAATCCTGTTAAATATTTATTTAAATAGTCAATATCTGTTTTTGTGTATCTTCCATTCCATTCTTCACTATATATTCTTACATTATCTTCAAAAACTTCTTGTGTTGCTTGAGATGAAATTCTTGAAAATATACTATCATTAAATCTTATTATCCCCTGTTTCTTCCATTGTTGCATTGCTGAATTTTTAAAATAAACACCAAGAATATTCTTGTTGTTTTTTTCTTTTTCATACGTACTATAAAATACTTCATCAATAAAAGGTCTATCCAATAATTCACATATTTTTATAATGGCATTTCTTATATCTAAACCACTTTGTATATGTCCATTAAATAATTCATAAACACAATTTTTACATGTTGGGAAAAATTCATTATATAGAGGATTATCAGTTTTGAAAAAGTTTCCTATATTAACAGATTTAATTAATCCACATTTAGTACATGTAATTTCTTTACGTTTTATCTTAGTCATATTTTTTTTTACTGCCATACTAATTAACTCCTTTTAAAA